TCACAGCAAATTAAAATAGATGTCTATATTTCCGTCAGTAATCACAATCTTGTCTATGCATTCTTTCAAGACTTTGTTTTGTTCTTTTACATCTAATTTATCCCATACATCCGAAATCTTTTTTATTTTTTCAATTCTCTCCGGAGTGGTCAGAGATTTTTCCCGCGTTTCCTTGTCTAGCTCTCTTCTAAGTTCTTTTACCCGTTTTTCCGACTTTCCGATCACTTCCAATAGCGTTTCACTTTCATTTGTGGCATATAATTCATAGAGCTTTTTGAGCTTGTCTACCGTGCTTTTCATTTCTTTTTCAATAAGCTCTTTTTTACTAAGTTGCTTTTCACGTCTTCCTGTTATATTTACAGCAAACCGCTTAAAGCAGTCAGACACTTCTTTTTCCACATCCTTTGCGTCCGGTCTTTTGCTGTCACAATTTGGGTTTTTTACCATGTATTCTTTGTACCCATCCCTAGAATAGCACTCTAATACATGTCTATTCGCCCATTTTTTATATCGCATTCGTGCGCCACATTTTCCGCAAAAGCACAATCCAGAAAGTAGAAATTTGTTGCAGATATAAGAATTATTCGATCGTTTTTCCATAAATCTCTGTGTTTTATAAAATGTTTCTTCGTCTATGATTGCTTCATGTTTCCCCTTGTAAATGTTTCCTTTGTATTCTATGTATCCTATATTCGACTTTCTTTTTAATATCTGGATAACAATTCTTTCTCCTTTCATTCCTAGCATATCCGATATTTTCTGGCATGAATATCCATCGTTATACAGCCGATACATGGTCCGAACTTTTTCTGCTTCGTCTTCTTTTGGATGTAATATCCCGTCATTTCTGTCATAGTAATAGCCGAACGGGACACGTCCTCCCCCCATCCACAGACCGCTTTTAACACGCTCAAGCATTCCGGCTTTTGTTCGCATGGATATAATCTCTCGTTCGTACTGTCCCATAAGCGCATCAATGCCGATTTTCATTTTATCCATTGGCGTATCCAGACTTAATTCTTCGGTAGCGGATACAATCTTAACGTTGTATTCCGGTAATGTACGATATAGAATCACAAGCGTATCAATGGTGTCACGGCTCACTCTGTCGAGTTTATAGATATATACTTTTTCAATATATCCATTCTTAGAATCCTCTAATAACCGTTGTATATCCGGTCGGTCGAGCGTGCTGCCAGAATAACCGCCATCTATATACCACTTGTCTATCTTGTCTCCATCTTTTTCGGCTCTTTCTATGATCTTGTTCTTTTGCAGATCCAGTCCATATTTTTCCGTCTGGTTTTCTGTGGATACCCTCAGATAACCTACATTCATTTTCCTCATGTCAACTCTTCCTCTCTAAAAAAGAATTGACCGAGATTCTATCAAGGTCAATTCTATATCATCACTTCTTTTCCGTCAATTTACTGGCAAGAATCTTTTTTATATTTTCATTTTTTATTTCAATTTTTTCCAAATCTTCTCTTTTTGTAAGGATCCCATTTACGTATATCCTAACCACTTTCTTCCTCCTTTTTAAATCTAAGATCACGTAACTTTTTCATTGCCAATCTTCTATAACCTTGGAAATCTACCTTTTGAACTGGGATAAAGTATATTCGGCTCATTCTGTCATAGCCTACACCAGTTATCAGATTCAAAAAAATATAATGTGCTATATATTTGTTGGCTTCTACGCACGCTGCTAGAACGTCCTCTTGTTCTTCTCCTTTTGCCGTTCTACAAAAATCAAGGATCTTTTTCTCTGTATTGCTACCTATCTTATAGTCTCGCATGTATTTATATCTCGTCCTTGTCATTTCTACACCTCTTTTATTATCCACTTTCTCATTAAATATGTTTCTATTGATATCGCATTCTTTGGCGTTCGCATTCACGCCATTTCTTTGTATCGTTCCGGTAATTTCATCCATGCGGTCACTTCGTAATCCATTCGACTTTCATCATACCAGTGACCGGTCTGCGAATAAAACAGAACCATAGGGCTTTTCTTACCGGATACAGTTGCCAAAAAAGCGGCACCGTAATGGTCTGAATCATAGTTTTCGACAAATTCCATGCTGTTTGGCTTACGATCGGTTATTGGTATCCATTTTTCTTGCACTTTCTTCTCTCTCCTTTTCTATTTGCCTGTAATACTTGCATTTACTCTTACAGTAATTCTTATCTTGCCCCATCTTGCATCCGCTACACTCATTTATGTAGCCGAGCTCATCTCTGGACGGTAGCGCAAAAAAACAAATCAAACTGATTAAAAGTAACACCGGCGAAAAGATTAGAAACAAAATATTAAACAGAATATCCGTTATCTTCTCGATCATTTTCTCTTCTTCCTCTCTTTCAGTCGTCTGTTCCATTCCGCAAGATACCGTTCCTGTTCTTCATCTTCCAATTCCTGTCTGTATCCATATACCGGTCTGGAAAAGCTTTCTTTTGCCGTGTCGCTGTCGCAATGTGCGATCATGCCACCGTAGTGCTGGTCCTGGTCATGCTTCATTTCTTTTCTGGTGCGTTTATTCATATCTCTTCTCCACAAGCTCTCCTAATTCGTGCCCGATTGGTTTCCACAGATGCAAGCAGTTTTCCGACAGATTCACATATTCGGATTTCTTTGGATGTATCTGGTATACCTCTTCTTCATCAGCGAAGAATATATCTTTGTGTACCTTTAAGGTCACAAGTCGCCACCACGTAGATACCGCAGATCACAATCCCGATCACTCCAAGGATTGCCGGAATGTATTTGTCCGCTACGGTCTGCACTTCTTTTAAGCAGACTCCGATAAAATACAGTGCGATCGCTACAACAACAAGCTCTGGTTTTACATAATTCATAATCTGTTCCATAATATCAATTTCCTTTCTGTAATTGATTAATCCGTTAAGGATTCCTTTAGTTGAGTATTGTTCTTATTTATGTTTTTCGAGATTGAATTTAAAATAATTTATAATGTGGCATTTTTTCTTTCCACAATATATGTCTTATCCAATCGTCTAATATCACGGCTACAGCAGATAGAAAGAACCATAGCGCTGTAAACGGCAAACATATCTGGCCAAATAGATTTAGTGGCATATTGCTGTAGTCCCATACATTCCAACCTAGCCATAGATTTACGATGTATCCACACAAAAACTCTAACGTTGTAATCACAATCGCTCCTATAGCCATCTGTTTAACCAGTGGCATCTTTCGGTATTTCTCGTTTATGCATCCAACCAAGAAGAACGCTAATCCTCCGACTACAAACATCGTCCAGTGGCTGCGTCCTCTTGCAGTAAGTTCGATAAATACATAGATTAGACCACCAATCAGAAACAGAATCAGCGGTCTTAACTTCTTCATGATTTTTGAGCCAACATTGCTTTTAATGGCTCGGACTGGTACGCTTCTGGAATATTCATTCCGTAAGTGACTTTTTCTACATCTTCCTTGCTTTTCAGCGAACGGATGTAAATGCGTAAGTCACGGAAATATGTTACGTGCCATGTTACATAGGATAGTGCAGACGAAGTGATTTTTGCCATATCTGCATTGCTATAAAATTTGCAGTGTTCATCTTCATCGGAAGTATGCCAGGAAATATTATCAGCTCCAATTGCGACCTGAGCCTGTAATCCAACAAGGCTAGTCTGGTCACGCTCGGTCAATGAGAAATGTTCTGTAATTCCATCCGTAAGAACGACATCCACACCTGTAGCAATAGTTTCCTGTTGTGCCATGTTCATTTCAGCTACTTTAGATTCTTGCAAGTCCTCCAAAGTTGGCTCATATGGTTCTGGCTCTGGTTCTGGTTCCGGTTCTGGCATTGGTTCCGGTTCTACATATACACTTCCGTCATTAGACAGAATAAATCCATTTTCTTCTTCTTTATAAAGTGTAGTAAACTCTTCATACTTACCAAAAACATATCCTTTCTCTGTAAGTAGTTGAAACCCAGAAGTGTTTTTCTCTACCCCCTCAATTAGAATATGTGAATCATCCTGTTTGACTACTTTTCCTTCAACTGGTTCTTTCTGGTCTAAAAAAAGTATATTCATCGTTACTCCTTTCTTCTTTTTAGAGAGATTCTGAACTAAATAGCAATTTAACAACAATAGAGAAATGCAGATATCAGTTCGGCATAAGCAAGTCTCTGCAAATTCTACCTTTTATTTCCAGTTTTGTTATATATGTGCGTAGTGTTAAGAAAGTGGAATAAAAATACATCTAGTACCCCAACCACTCCAGTTTCCACCATTTTTGTATGATGTGATATGAATTCTATCACCCTTGGAACATTTTCCGGAAAAAATGGATGTCAGTATGTAGTAATTCCCGTTTTTTCCAATTATAGCATCATTCAACTTGCAAGTGATTTCTTGCGCGTAAGTCCCACTATTCAAGTTCGAGTTTACTGCAACAACAAATGCATACGTAATGCCGGATTTTAAAAAATTGGTTGTGTCAAATGTAACACTTTCTGTTGACGTTGAATCAATGAATATTGGTTTCCTATTCTCTAAAACAGTGTTGGCTTTTGCAAGATTCGTATTTGTATTTGTCAATTTGCTATTTAACTCTTTAACTGCCAGTGCATCCACGAAAAATCCTTCTTCTGTAACAAGCGCAACTTCATCAAGCGAAACAAGTTTATTTGTATATACATTATTGATTCTCTTTCGCTCAACGTCAATTTCAGCCTGTCTCTCTGATTTTTCCTTTGTATCAGCCGCAGTCCGTTCATTTTTTTCATTTTCCAGAGCAGCTTCTATGGCTTTTTTATCCTTTTCGAGGGCATCATTTTTGGCATCCACTTCGTTAATCGCGCCGATCAAGGTTTTTGCTTCGGTGTTCAGCGTGGCGTTTTCTTTTTCGAGCATCTTGTCGTTTGCAAATTCCTGGATATCCCCAACGGTGATGCGCTTGTTTGTGTTTGTGTCGGAATCCTTTATCAAGACTTCATCTCTAGCAGACGTGCCAGCTTTTAAGCCGTATTCATCCCATTTCGCCATGATTAGTCCTCCTTGAGATAGTTGTTGCTGATATATTTGTCAACAGCTTCTATGTGTTTCAAAAGTTCGCTATCAATAGCAATAAAGTTTCCTCTATTGTTTTGGCTTATGAGTTCTCCTTTATCAGACACTTCTGAATATGTAAACGTAACTCTTTCTCCCTCGCCTGTCGTGAACTTTGTATAACTCGTCAGTATCTTCATTTCTATACCTCCACTTGCATTTCTTCCAAATACTTTTGATACATCATTGCTCCGATATCTCCATAATCAATTATATTGTCCTCTTCTACGCTATACTGATTTATCCTTTCGTACTCATATTCTTTCTGTAACGCCTTGATTTCCCACGAAAACTTTAAATTTGCAGTGCCTTTGACAATAAAGTATGTTTTACATCGCTCCTCAACCCATATATCGCCTTCTCCGTTTTTCTGTAGGAAAACTTGATATTTGCAACCGCTTGCAATTGTTTCTAAAAATATGGGATCTATATTTATATAGCATTTTCCACTATTATCCGTTATTCCATCGCCAACGTCCCCGAACATTGGTGATGGTGTTTCGTAACAATTTAAAAGTCTTTTCCCATAGCTTTCAGTATCGACTGCTCTGTTTTTTGAGCCACTAACAGTCAGTCTTCCGGAAATGCTCACGTCTGAGCTGTGCATATTAACGGGTCCATTGATGTTCACCATACCGTTAGATATAGATGTAGAACCGCTTATTGTGTATCTAGGTTGAATAATTATATTCCCGTATTGACTATTGTATGCATTACTTTCAATCCACGAATCGTTAAAAAGGCTATCTCCGCAACCACCAGCCAAAAGCATATATCCATTTTTTGTCAGTTGTATTCCACCACTACGGATGTCCGAATCTTTGTCTCTTCGTGTTTTTACAGAAAATGAATCTCCACCGGTTATGATAGTTGGAATTTCATCATTATTTCCGGGTTGTATTACTATGCCATATCTCGACATTCCAGGATGAAATGTATTCAGTCCGTGTACTTTATAACCACTTGTATCAGTGCTACCGCCAACATAGCTTGCACCTATAACCGATGTAATATCAGATGACGTTCCATCCTCACTACTTACTATTTTGTTGCACGAAAGAACGTTATTGTCTAAGTCAAAAAAAACTTTTCCGGTTTTTGACGAAATTCTACCGGATATAATATAATCTGCATTGATTCCGACAGTGTAAAGGATTCTTGCAATCAAATCACCAGTAAGTATGATTCCGTAAGGATATGTCTTGCCACCGTCATTCGACAAGCCGATTGCTTCAGCTGTCACCTTTATAACCACCTTTGATTCTGCAAGTGTTGGCTTATCGTGAATGAATGACACCACACTTCCGTCTGGCTGCTTCGCGTTGCTTTCATACATCCCGGCAGCATTTTCGAGTGTTGTGTTTAGCAGCTCAATCGCATTCTGCATATTGGATATATTGTTCTTATTGCTTGCAACGTCTTTTTTGATGCCATTGTAGATTTCCGCTGCTTCGCTGTAATACTCGCCAGCCTGTCTTTCTGGAGAATTGATATCGCATTTAAAAGATGATCCACCGAGATACGAAAATTCGTGTGTTGTTACGATTGTACGGTACACCTTGTCTTTCCGGTCTACTACACAAGCCAAATCCATAAATTCTACTGTCGGATTCGGGAAAAAGTCGCCGCTAAACTTCCGAAGCGTCGCACCTACAAGAATTTCAGCTATGGAATTGACTACTGTCTGCTCTTTCCCTTTGATTAGCGGATTTGTAATCTTGATGCAGTAATCGTCCGTTCCGCTGATTACTGTTTCGGCATCTCCACCCGTTTTGCTTTCGACTTCTGTGGAGATTCCAGTGATTACCACGTTGTCTGTGTCGATGTCTGGATCAGATGCAAAATCTTCAAAAATGTGATATCCAGAATCCTCTTTCAAGCTTTCTGGTTTTGTACTATCTGTAATGCCGGAAAATGCGCTAAAATCATGCGTTTTGATGGTAAGCATACCGTTTTGGATTACTGCATTCCCACAAGCTAACTGTGCAATATATCCGATGATCTTCCGTCCAGTTGTCTTTCCCGGCGCAGAACTGATAGAAAAGTCCGAGTTTCTGAAAGTCGGACTTCCGAGGACCATTCCGCAAGATGTACAGACTTCCTGTAATAGTTGCAACGCTGTTGTCGGATAAGTCAGTTGCGTGGAGAATGTCCTGTCCGACTTCCACATATCATCGTAGGCGGTCAGCTCGATCACGTCACCGATTGCAACCGGATTCAGAACGGTAAATACACCCTCTTGCATTCTTTCCATGTGTGGATCAAATGTAAGAATCGGATCATTTTCAACGTCTTTTATTACGTCGTTATTGATGTCTCTAAGTGTTTGGTAATCATTGTATGCTTCTGTATATAGTGCGATCCTTGCATAGTAAAAATCATATTTAGAATATCTTTCATCGATATTATCTATCGTCAGTGTGATTGTCTTAGAGACAGCTGCACCGAGCGGAAAGCCATCACTTCCGCCCTGTTCCGTGTAACTGTTCGGACTTATCATGAAATCCCTGTCTGATGTAAGCGTGAGCTTTTCTCCGGTTGCCAGAGTAACCACAGCGTAGGCATAGAACGCACCGCCTTTTTTTATGTACTTTTTCAATAATGTACTTGCGTTTTTCATTCCCTTCTCCTTACAATACCGGATTCATTCCAGTAACCTGAAAGCTCAATTCACTTAATTTTTCTTTTCCATCTTCTATGCTAATCACCGGGGCATTAAAGTTTGCAGCATAGAATTTTCCGGTTTCCCAGCTTGCCGTGTAGACATTAAAATGGTAGAAGTCAAATTCGTCTTTTCCCATGACTTCTTTCAAAATGCGACTTGCTACCGTTGCATCGATGTCCGTCCATTTAAGATTGTACGCTTCTACCGTGAACAGCACCGCATTTTTCATATTCCCTCGCATTGTTCGCCCGGATTTATCAGAAGAGGTTGTGGCAAATGATACCTGGTATCCGTCCGAGTCTGGATCTGTTGGCGTGTATGTTCCAAATTTTAAATGATTTTGTGCCATTTCATACCTCCTAAACCGTCTCGAACGGGTTTCTTCCAGTTACAGTTCTTCTCACTTTTCCCTCTTCCAAAACCAGATCAAACAGCGTTCTTCTGTTTACTTGTGCGGTTACATTGTACGTGCTGCCCTTACCATTTCCGCTTTCTTCCCTTACAATCCGGCGAATCAGGCTTTCCGGTGCTTCAATATTGTTACCACTCTTCTGATCTCCGAGGACTGCCATAAACTCTTTGTTTGGTGGGATAACAGCTCCCTGTGCAAGATATGGAACCATCGGCGCACTCCAATATCCGACATTAAATCCGACAGAACTAAAACCAGTCAGTTTTTCGAGCCAATGTGGTAGGCTAATACTCATGGAGTTTAGAGCGTTTGCGAAAGAGTTTTGCATGGTCTGGATTGCGTAAAGGAAACTATTTATAAAAGCTATAATTGTGTTGATCGGAGCTTTTACAATTGCTGCAAATGAGTTCCAAACTCCGGCGAATATCTGTCGTACTCCCTCCCAAGCTTGCCGCCAGTTTCCAGTGAATACACCTTTTACAAATGTTATAATTCCGTTAAATATCTGCTTTATGCCATCCCATAAATTTTTGATATTTTTGAACCACGCATTCAGGTATCCGCCGAGATATCCGAACTCTTTTGTCCAGTCATGGACAAATGCATTTGCGATCCAGTCTTTTATGGTGTTCATTGTGTTTTTCACGGTATCCCAGTGCGTTACAAGAAGTACAAGAATCGCTATAGTTGCAGCTATCGCAACCGCCAAAGGTCCGCCAAGCAATCCGATCAATCCTTCTGTTCCAATAATAGACATCAAAAGTTCTATCGCACCCATTATTGAAGTGATGAGAGCAACTATTTTCGATGCTGCAAACGCTCCGAGTAAGGTTGCTCCGAGCAAATCAATAATCCATTGATGTTCTGAAAGAAAATCAAAGAATTTTCCGAGCCATTCTATTACTGTCGGCAATCCGGTTTCAATAAGCCATGTCAAAGATGGAAGTATGATTTTTTCATATACGTTGCCGAGGAAATTTCCAATCTTCTCCACAAGCGGACTGACCGACTCCAATAACTGCCGGATGGAATCCAGAAGTGGATAGAAGTCAAGCTTTGCCGCCCAGTCTGCTGTTGCCCATGCGATACGGTTCACGAAATCCAGTATCTTTTGTAAGATATCTGCAATCGCCTGTATAATTGCAGTACCTACACTGTTTTTGTTCCAAGCTTCATCGAGCTTTCCGGCTATCCGTCCAATCGTGGTCAGAATCGCTTGTACAATCTGTAATGTAGTGGATAACAGCTGTGTGCCTGTTCCGTTTGTCCAGACTTCCAACATACTTTTACCAACATCCTTCGCAAGGCTTTTTAAGTTGTTAAAAGCTAATTTCGCCGCATCTATGGTAGCTTTTCCCTCTTTCTGCCATGCCTGTTTAAAAGGCTTAAAAATTTGCGAAAGAATGTCTTTTAGCTTTTCGAGGATAGGAATATCCGTGATCGCTACGTCCTCGAACATCGGTCCTGTTGCACCGGTCCCACCACCGGATCCACCACTGCCACTAGACGGAGACTTAGAGGAAGAATCTTCAGCGGTAAATTTGTTGATATCGTCCAACGGCGAAAGATAGTCCTCTGCCGCTTTTGCCGCATCTTCTGTAGCGTCAGCTGCGTCTTTCGCTGCCGATGCCGTATCTCCTAGACTTGTCAGATAGTTTCCACCTGTCTGATCTGGCAGAAGCGAAGCATACTGCGGTTTTTCCACAATAGCACCAGACTTTAACAGTTCGTTTCTGTTAAGGTTCTCGGTCTGATCTACATACGCACCAAAAACCTCGCCATTAAAATTTTTCTGGTCGAATAATGCCATGTTGTTTCCTTTCTACCCGTAACTTTTCCGGGTTAAAAAATATCTACTCATTTTTGCCCTGAATGTAAGAAGAAATATCAAGGTTTGGATTTTCGTTCTTCATGCGCATAAGCTCTGTCATAGATACATGACCGACCGCTCCTGCGCCAGCTCCGGTTTTTGGAGTTGTAAATCTGGCAGCCCCCGCTTTCGCTTTATCTGCGTTTTCGTCAACGAACGCTGATGCGTCTGATTCTTTCATCTGTGCGATCAGATCATTCAGTCCGAGAATCTTTCCATCATGCAATTTAAGACCGGCTGCTTTTACATCGTTCATGATCTGCTTCTTTGCAGCTTCACTAGAGAATTTAATAGTTTCAAATTCCTTGCCAAGAGCATCCGCAAAATCACGTTCGTAAAGCTTTTCCTTGTAATCTTTTTCAGCGTCTTCAGCTTTCTTCTGCCATTCTTTCAGGTCTTTCTGAATCTGTTCTGGATCGATTCCGTCAAAGCCTTTCAACGTTTCTTCCGCTGTCTCTGCTTTGGATTTCCAATTGTCCCGGTCGGCCGTTAAGGTTTCGTTGTCTTTCTGCAACTTCTTAACGTCTTTCCCGTACTCTTTCATGACGTACTGGATCTGTTCGTCAGTCAAACCCTGTTCTTTTAAGTCTTCTGTTTTCATTCAAAAGCTCCTTCCATTATTAGGTTATTTATAGGTGCGTAACCAGTCACCAATGGTTTTCCGTTTTGTAGGACTCGGCTGTCCAAAAAAAGAATAGGCGGAGTCGAACCGCCATTCTCCCGGATGTCCGGGTGCTTTACCGTTAAGCTATATTCTTCGCCATTTTCTTTTCTCGTAGGGGGAGGTTCAAAAAGAAAAATAGCAATCATACCAATATCACATTTAGAGGAAATGGCGTTATTTGATAACGCCAAAACTCGCCGGAACGTGCGACCGTTCCTTGATACAGTTTTCCACTAGCGAGTCTCTTAAAGAAAGGAGATGCAATGAAGAAAAAATCTTTTCCCGATTCCCTATTTTATTTTATTACATTTCCGTTTTTAAAGTAGTACTCACATTTTACATATCTGCGAGTTTTCTGATCTGTTTTTGAATCTCTTTTCTCTCGTCCGCAAAATCAGAATCCATGACCATAGAGGAAAGCATATCATAAACCTCTACCATCAATCTTCCAACGCATTCCATCAGTTTGTCCCGGTGTGCCTGATCTCCGTTCTCCTTGTATGCTTCTTTTGCAAGGATGTATCTGTTGTATAATTCATCAATATTCTTGTCGTATTTTCCATTGCTGTACTTCTTAATCAGATTTTCTGAAGCTTCTGAAAGTACTGTCGGCATTTCTGCGCATTCAAGTTCATGAATATTGCAGAGTGTTCCCGTTATTTTATAGATTGCATCCAGGTTGGATAGCGTCAGCTCACGCTTTATTGATTCTTTCTCCCTATCCAACTGGCTTTTGAGAATCTTTTTTACTTCTTCCATCTCATTCCACCTCAATTCCTTTTAACTTTTTCTTGTATTTTTCGTCTATTTCCGACTGGTTTTCAGTGATGTAAACCATGTCATATCCCGTGGATATCAGATCAGAAATCATCTGTTCTACCGTTTTTAACTCTGCGCTTACATCTTCCACCAATTTTTCTACAAAAATAGCGTCTGCTACGGATCCGGTTTCTCTGAGTTTTTGTGCGTACTTCTCATACACGGATTTTGTCTCGGATTCCCAGTTGTGATATTCGAGAAATCCATCTTCTACCGCTTTCTGTTTGGTGCTTTTGCCTACAGACAATCTTTTTGCCGTGTACCATGCATCCGGTATAACATTCACTTCGCCGGAAAAATCCTCTTTTATGAGCGCATTGTGATGGTTAATGTAATATCTGCATACCTTTCGTCGTTCTATGCTTTCTGCTAGATGCTGGTACTCATGCAGACGTTTGTACCCTCTTAACCCCAAGAAGTCAAAGTAATCCGCAAATTGTCCATGCATCATAATCGCTCCGATAAACCGGTTGTTGATCTCCGAAAAAATCTCTTCTGGCGTGCTTACGTCCATTTTGCTTTTAAATTCGATCATAAGCTCACCCCTTTCTAGGCAAGCTTTTTGATGATGATATTTGCATCTTTCACAAGGACGGAAGTCGCACTGATGTTTCCGACAGAGACTGTAAAGCTACTTCCAGACGGTATCGCAATCAGCGTTGATGCTTTCACGTTCTGGTATACTTCTGCGGTTACAACTGTATAATCCATTTCAGTTCCGCCAATTGCTTCGCCGTTCAGCTCAAGCGTAAGTGCTGTCGCTCCGGCAGCTGCCGCTGAAACATTGGCGTTAAAATCTACTTCTACTGCCATTGGGAGATTTCCGCGGTTGGTTACTTCGAAAAGTCCGCTACCGTCATCATGATTGAGCCATCCACTAGCGCAAGCGCAACGGCGGCTTTTTACTCTTGTGTTCGTAAATACAACATTCTGATTTACCGCAACTGTCTGTGCGGCTTTTGCAATTACATTTAACATATAAATTCTCCTTTCAAAAAAAGGGATAGACTACTGCCTACCCCTTTGATTTGCAAGACTACTTTTTTGTAGACATGGATTCTTCCAACATGCTTATGATTTTGTTTTGGTTTTCAATTATTTTTAAAAAATACTTACTGTCTTGCTCGTGCAAGTGTTTTTCGATGTCAGAATTACTCGCCTGTGATAGATCACTGTTAAAATTCGCTATCTGCAAAGCAACTCCGTACACTGTAAGAAAGTCAAGTAGTGATATATCGTTCACTTACATCACATTCCCACTTGCACAGCAACCATTACCAAATGCGTTATACGCAAAGTATGGACTGCAAGAAATATAAGCCGGTTTTGGTGTCGGTCTCACTGCATCAATAATGTTATTTGTCTGTGATACCTGTGAAATCTGCCAATATGCCGTCTGTAAATCTCTGTCACGATCAGAGAGCTTGTCTCTCAAATTCTGAATCGTGTTATCCTGGATTAACTGGCGTGTAGCCTGTCCATCTGCTAAGATGCTTTCTTTTATATCGCAGCAACACTGCGCCATCTGTGCCTGCATGTTCTGTGCCTGTAATGCCGCATCATATCTACTCTGTAAGATCTCTTTCTGTGTGTTGCAGCAACACTGTGCCTGCTGAGCCTGTAAGTTCTGCAAACCGAGCTGTGTGGTATAGCGGTTCTCTAACACGTCTCTCTGTGTCTCGCAAGCTGTGTTAGACACATTCTGGTTTGTGTTAAAGATATCTCTTTTCACGAATTCGTCAGAGACAAAAGCGTTCTGTGCTCCGTTGTTGTTTCCCCATCCGTTACCGCAAAACAGGAAAGCAAGAATGATGATCCAGAACCATCCTCCATCGCCCCACATTCCGTTGTCGTTGTTCCTTGTTACCGCTGCTACATCGGCAGCACTTAATGTACTCATACCATCGTTCATGTTGGTTCTCCTTTACATTTATTTATCAAGGCGTGTGCACTCCGCCAGGATATCATTTTAGTTTGTTTACAATATCATTCGGGTTCATTCCGTTTTTCTGGCACATCTCCATAAATACGTCTTTTGGATTTCTTCCGTTGCACATATCAATCGCCCTTTTTATGTTCGGGTTGTTCTGCGCCATGTTCTGCAACATTGCCCCAGGATTCTGTGCGCCCCTCATGAATCCCATCATCTTTTGCAGCATTCCGAATGGGTTATTCCCACTCGCTCCTCCGATCATTCCCATTAGCGGATTACTCATGCTTCACTTCCCCTTTCTCTTCCGTCTGTGCTTTTATGTTCGACAGAAAACGCTCGAACTCTTCTCTTGTCACATACCGGTTATCCATGTCGGTAGTTACCGGCTGTGGTGCTTCATTCGGCTGGATTTCCTTAAATTCAAACGCTTTAAAGTTCACTCCGCCCATGTTGTCGACAGACTTAACATAGAATCTAGGAGCATTGTTATCCATCATCCATGACGTTCCACCCGGCTGTACAATCTGGTTTCTAGCACCGTCCACGCCGTTCACCTGTATCCAATTTACGTTTGGCTGCTGTGTCTGCATCGGCTGCTTGTACTGGTTCTGCATCTGTGACAGCTGGTCGATTCTCTGTTGCAATGCCTGTTGGTCTTGCATATATGGACTTTGCATTTGTGGCATATAATATGGACCGTATCCGTTCATCAAAAACACCTCCTTGTTTTCTATACCTTAATTTTACGCATAAAAAAAGAACTCTAACAGTTCGTTAAAGTCCTTAGAAAGAATCATAAAAGTATCAGCACACTCTTATTATCTTTGCATTTATTCGTCTGCTTATTCTCTTTGCCGTGGATAAGCTCACATTCAACTTTTCAGCGCACAATTCCAGAGGTACATCCATGCTCCGCAGATCAAAGAGTTCCATTTCTGTGGGCGTGAAATTACATTCTTTTCTTAGGTATTCGATTTCTTTACGTGTAAAAGAACATATTTTCATGATACCATAAATCACGCTTTCTTGTATGTCATTGCATTTACCAATTCTTCCCGTGTTTTTTTTAAACCCTCAATGTTATTCCCGGTTATCTTGTTTTCGATCAGATTGAACATACTTCGCATAAGCAAATTCATATCTTCCTTAGTGTTCCTGATAGATTTATAGTCACTATCGAGCTTTTTGTTTATGTCCGATATGCTTTCCTCGATATTCCCAATCCTCCCCTCGATATTTTCTATCTTCTTATCTTGCTGTTTTCTTGGACTGTCCATGTGCTTTTTCCACGTGGAAATCACTGCCACAGCTCCACCGATAACCGTGATCGCATTGCAGATCACCAAAAATTGTGTTAACTGTTCCATTTATTCTCCTTTAGCTGCCTGATACCGCTTTGCTCCTTGCATTGCCTTTACCGACTCCGACCTATGCCAATTTGCCACCTTTAAGCGTTCTGCATACTCTTTCAGGTCATTCGCTTTGCAAAATTTACTGTATTCTTTCTTCTGCCTTGCCAGTGTATCCGCTTTTCTGTCGTATTTGTTCTGTAACTCGAATTTGAGCTTTCCGTCTCGGCAACTGTCTATAGCTGTCTGTATGTTTTTCAGATCTCCTTTGCTGTTCCTGATCCGGCGTTCCAGTGTCCGCTGTCTCTTCTGCAAGGATTCCGCTTTGTAGTTGTCAGCTTTCTTTATGCTGTCTATATCGAATGGATTGTTGATTCCGTCACCAGTGCCGAAAGAGTGTCTGCAATTCCATCCGCACAATCCCTCGCCCGTTCCGTATCCTGTCGTTTCCCGGAAGTCCGGGTATCTTTTGTCTTTCCCAGTTCTGGAATAAAAACGACCTTGCCACCATAGATGGTTGGTTGGGTTCATACCGCCATCACCTGTTCTGGCTCCCACATGGGCGGAAACAAGGATGGTGTCCCATTCCATTTCTTCCATTCGCTTGATAGAAATGTCCGCCGCTGCCTGTCCAATTCCTGTGCGGACGATCATCATTGTGGCCGCTTCTATGCTCAACTTTCGTTGTGTCGGATATGTTACTTTAACGCCATTCTCTGTTACTTTGTTAAGAACATCTTTTACCGCTTCTGTATACGATACTGCACCGGATACCACATTTCTATATGCATTGTCCATTTCGTTAATGAAAATGCGCTGCGATTCTTCTGCCGTTGTCCTTGTAAAGTTACGCCACATTTTCTCGGTTGCCGCATAATCCCTTTCAAGAATCCGTATCAGTGTCGGTGACTGCGCAAGAGGTGGAGGGTTTAGGCCGACTGCTTCATATATCGCATGATCCCACTTCAGAGCTTCAATACCGGCATCTTGAAAAGCTGCTTTGATTTCCGGCAGCTGCTTTTTCGTCTTATCTGCAATCTCTTTCTGGATGTCCGACAGTAGTTCTCCGGCATCTTGTAAAACCATAATCTGCCATTTGTCCGTAGCAGTAAGAATATAGTCTTCCCCTCTTCCGATTCGTGACATTATCCGGGCGATAATCTTATCCATAATGTTCCGGTGCATCTGTGAAGCGATTCTCTCCGCTCCGTCCGTAGCATCTTGCAAATACTCTGGTGTTAGCATCTTACTTCCTCCAACTCATAAGTTGCAAGATAATAATTGTAGCGCAAATGATAAAAATGTTCATTGTCGATACTGCCATAAGATCACCCCTATTCGTTTTTGAACAGATCCGGTTCTTCCGGCTCGTTCTCTTTTTTCGCTTCTTCGATCATTTGTCTTGCTTCATCCTCGCTCATGCCCTCGAATTTAACATAATACATCCATGCCGGGACATCTCCTTGGATTCTGTATTTCCACCAGTTAGCGGCGTCCTCTTGGTAGTTGTATGTGATGTCTCCAAAGTTAAACACCATTGATTCTTCCATGTTCTCCCACAGCTCCGGTGGTGTGTCACTGTAAAGGTCTGCCATGATATTGCATCCATATAAGAGCTGTCTGATACATTCCTCAAGAGCGTCACGGATATTCTTGATCGTTCGGATTGTTTCCTGGTCATCCGCTTCTACCTGTGTGGCGGTCATCATGCCGGTTTTTTCATCCAACTGGAAAAATCCCTGAGAGAATCCGCATTTTGTAGAAATCATAGCAAGAATCGAATTGATATCCTTGATCCTCTGCTCGGTCAGCAAGGTTGCAACGTGTTCATGAATCATGTTTTCATCGCTCACTCCTACGCCCATTTCTACGCCTTTAAGCGTTCTTGGGAGCTTGACCTTGTTGTCTTTTGCATACCGTATAGCACTGTAAGGGAGATAAGTAACGTGCTTGCTGTCCTCTGTCTCTGTCCCTTTTCTGCTCCATGCAATATCCAGATCTTTCAGCTCCTTGATGCAGTTGCACCAGATTGGAACGCCTAATGCACTATCACGGTCAATTCTGTTCGGTGCCGGATTTTTGAAGAACGCAAACAGCGGTTTTTCTACATTTGCAATATACACATCCGGCTCAAGTTCCGCCCATTCCTCTACTTCTGCAAGGTCACACGGTCTGCCGATTCCAGTTGCTACGCCAGTGCTTCCGATTCTTTTTTTGTATGCTACGTTCGTGATCCGGTACAATTCGCCCTCGTACCTCTGCCACTCATAGCGCGTATATCTATATCCGTTTCGGTCTAATGTTGTACGGAACACACAGCCTTTTATATCGCCGTTACTGTCTGCTGCTGTCGGTGCGAAGTTGCCAGCTTCAACGTAATCAATGTTCTCTCCGTTTGGTTTGAACATGATACCGGCATTGCCTAATCCCTCGGAAACCTTGTCACTGATTACTTTCAACACATAGTCAGCTTGTTTTTTTAGTAATTCCGCTCTGCCCTGTCCGTCAATCTGAATATCCAGATCAAGTGTCACCAGTCCGGCGGTTACATCGTCTATGTATCCGGCAAAGTTGATCGTGTCCACTTCGTCCTCCCGGTCTTTCCACGGAGGATTTCCGCTTGTAACGTTGTAAAATGTCGCTATCGCCGTTTCCATTGCGGACGAAAGTTGCACATCTGTTTTAAAAATGTCCTTTGCGTCTTTTCTAAGCAATCTGTCAATCACCGTCCTTGCCCATGCTATAATTCCCATGCTTAATATCTCCACCTTAATCTACGTCTTAAAAATGTGTAGCAGTAATATCTTGTATCATCCATACTGTGGTCATTTTCTTTGATAACAACATCGTCACCCTTTTCTTCATCCCACACGTACAGACCATACTCTTTTATGTTGTCCTCGCAGTCCTCATGTACGCTTATCATGTCCTTGTTCAGCATCGTGGTTACTACCCGTATTCCGTCTAGGACATCATTGTTCGCACCCATTACACTGTATTCATTGTATTTCTTTATGACCTCGATAAATGAAGTGGCAGACGGATCGACAATAATACATTCGACACGCCTGTTCCCGATCAGCTTTTTCAGCATCTTGTAATATTCTTCATCATCCACACGTTTTCCGACTTCTCTACTGTTGTAGTAGACTTCCGCTTCTCTCTGTGAATGCCATCCATCAAACGCCCACAGACCAGCTGAAAACGGATTGACCGTTCCGTAGTCGACAGATACCACATAAGTCAATGCGCCTGTCATGTGTTCTTTCTTCACGTGCCGTTCTTCGGAGAACATAGAATATACAAGTCCCTCGGCAACGCACCACAGTCCTAAGATATAGCGTTTAAAGAACACACCTACATACATACTGCGGTATCTTTCTTTAATCTTCTCAGAGAGAGAAAGGTTATCATCCATCGTGAAATGCAGATAGATAATGTTCTTTTCCTTGCATTTATCCACCCAATTTACCTTGAACCAGTGTCGTGGGTTGTCCGGGTTGCAGTTAAACCAGAATTTAGAACCCGTCACAGAACAACGTCCTGTCGCCTGATTCACGAACGATTCTGGCATCAGCGCAACTTCATCGAAGAACATCCCGGCAAGCGTTATTCCCTGTATCAGATCCTGTGATCGCTCGTCTTTGCCACCAAATATGTAGAAGTAATTGGTTGTCGTTCCCTTGCTTACCACGATCAAGTTGTCCGATCTGTGGTCTACTACCGAATATCCACGGCTCGCAAGCATCATTTTCAGCCAGAATAAAACATTTCGCCGGAATGAGCCGATCGTCTTTCCAGCCATACCGAAATTCTGTTGATTGAATGATTCCATTGCCCACAGTACGTAAGACAACGACATGCACAATGTCTTTCCGCTTCTGATCGCTCCATCTGCTATAATGCCGTCCTTGTCCTTGACTGGACTGTTCGGACACCACCATGTTAGGACTTGCTTCTGCTTAACAGAGAACGGTTTGAAAGCGAACCCTTGCTTCTTAACCTTTTCTTTCATGGCAGACGCACGTTTCATAATGCCCTTGCGTACATTCTCGATACGCTGATCTATGCTATTCGTCATCCGTCCACACCTCGCAAGCTGTAGCGTTCAGAGCATCCATGAAGTTATCATGCACTTCTTCCGCTGTGTTATCCTTGTATGCTGCTTCTAGCTTTGTAAGCTCAATGTCCATCCGGCGGTTGTCAATGTTACGCTTCAGAATCTCTTTCGCTGCGTTTGTTCGTTCCGACAGTGGTGCATCCAGGTCGAACTGGTCTTTTACCTCTCCACGCATTACAGATGTTAGAAAACGCATAACTTCGGCTACGTCTGCGATTCTTGCGTCTTCAATCTGCTTCTGTCTCTTTGCTATATATTCCATAATTACGGGTTTTGTAAGGTTTTCACTTGCTATATACCCCGCTGTCTTTTCGCTATATCCTGCTTTCCTTGCAGCTTCGGAAGCGTTCCCACATATCAAGTATTCGTCACAGAACGCTTTCTGCTTCGGTGTAAGCTTATCCTTTGCCACTTATCCACCGCCCTCTTTCAATTTATTCATCTCCCTTTACCGCTTTCCATATATCATTCAAACAATTCACAATCTCCAACAACGATGCAGTCCGTAAGATTTCCAGATCCGTATCTTTCCATTCCCCATTCTTCTTCCGTTCCATTATCCTTGTGGACAATATGTATACGGTAATGAGTCTTTTCTGTTCTACAGAATAGAACTGGCTTGTTCCCGTGCGGATAACCAGACCTTTTTGTAAGATCGCTTTCTGTAACTTTCTTGCTATGCCGTTTAATTTAGCCAT